CCGCCAATACCACCGCCTCCGCCACCGCTCATAATATATTCCTTTAAGTCTTAATTTTCAATACATTACCGGCACTGGTATCATAATAGACATCCCCAGTACGTAGATTAGCTAAAGATGTCTGTGTTGGCAGAATAATAGCCTGTTTCCCAGTAACTTGATTAATTGTTGATAAGTTTAACACTGTCCCTTGTAAAGGTCCATTGTTGTCGATGCCTGTGAAGTAAAGCTGTAAAATCTTCAAAAGCTGGTCCATAAACGCCTTGTTATATTCTACGGGCGCTACAGGAAGGTTTGGTGCAATAATGTTTTGATTAGCCATTATCTTCGTCCATCAGGGCGTACTTCTAAGCGAGGGTTACCTAGCTGCCATTGAACCCCTAATTGGTTAGAACTCACTACAAGCGCCATTTGGCGGCCACGCATTCTACAATAGGCATATTGCGTAAACTGTTGAATATTATAGGTATTTTGGTTTTGATAAGACTGAGTAGCTGATACCTGTGGGTTATCGTCATAGCCATACCCTGAACCTGGATTCTGCCTTGGTAGCATTGTAAAATTAACGCTAGGCGTAATAGATGTAGAACCATTAAAACTAACGTCGGGAATCATACGCCATACAAAACCAAAGTTAGAACCGTCTCCAATATCAAAATCAGAAGACTGAATATAGGAAACTATAGGTGTAGGCGGGTTAGTAGTGCCGTTATCCACACCGTTCTCATGGTAAATTAAGCTAGGATTTAACACAACTGGGTTTGAGCCAGGAGTATTGTAGCCAGCAGCCATAGGATAAGAACGTAATGGACTATCGTACCAAGCAGTGCGGGTCATATTACCGTAATACCAAATCTGCTCAAGGTAGTTGTAGATAACATAGCGGTCAATAACTTGGCTATTTGCTGAGCAGTAGAACCACCAGACTTCATTAAAGCCTTCATTAGTACCTGCAAAGAATTGACCAGACTGGGTAGTATTAATATCTTGGAATACATATTCCCGCAAGGTGCAAGGTAGGGTTTGTACTGTACCAGAATACATGTAGAACTTGTCGTAACCCATCCAGTACACGACGTTATTAGCGATTGCTGTAGTATTAGGCCCAATAATGGAGATGTTATCCATCATCAAGTTAAAGCCCCAAACATAGGGGGGTCCTAGGTACTGCATAGAATAGATAGCAGAATCAGTCCAAACTACAATCTCTTGCCTGTTCTGTCTAGCAGAAATAATTTGTGACCCACGGCTAAGCGTGAAGTTACCTGCCTGGTTAGTAACGTTAGGGGTCCAAGTTGTAGGGCTTTCCTGATCTGACCAGCTTACTAGCATAGGGTTTTGTACACCATCGCCATAGGTATCTGTACCAAAAGCAATTACAAATCGAGACGCATCCGATACCATTACATAGTTAGCTTTAGTAGGGCAAGAATTATCTGTTAACCAGTATTGAGTACCATCTTGAGTATTTGAATTGCTCTTAGATAACACTTGGGCTACGTTAAAGATATTAGGGTTAGCGCCTACTACCCAGTAATAAATTGGACCACCACGGTAGTTAAATACTAGGTTCTGACCATAGTTAGATTGACTCCATAAACGTAAAGCTTCAACTACACCAAGACCTGCTGGAGCTGCTTGACCCCAACCAGTATTAGGATAACCGGGGTTTACACCGCCCCAGCCACCAGCACCCCAACCTACTGCAGGGGTATTAACTTCATTGCCTGGGGGGATTTGGTATGAGGCAGTTACAGCGCCACCGCCAGTACCCGTATCGCTTGCATTAGCTGCAACGGGGGATGTGATTGTATATACAGATGTGCTGGTTACTGCTGTTACTACAAACCCTTGAGTTCTATTTAAAATAGCTGCAGTAATATTACCGCCAAGACTTGCAGCCCCGCTAAAAATAACATAGTCACCCACCTGTACACCGTTACCTGCTTGGGTTACTGTAATAGTAGTAGACCCATTAGAAGCAGCAAAAGAAGCGCTAGGAGACGATATAACTGCACGGTAGGGGGTTACATCATATAAAGAACCACCTGTACCATTCTGGATATAGAACTTTTGATTGGTGCCTAAGCCAAGGTAGTTTTGACCGCCGATACCATTCCATAAAAGCATAGAGCGAGCAACGCCAACATATGGACCACCACTAGATACTTTACCGGAGTCAAGAGTCCAACCACCCATTTTCTCAACCTGACCTGAACGGAAACGCACCATATCCCCTTGGAACCAACCACCTTCGTTGGCAAGGGTAGTACCTTCACGGTTAATACCTGGGCGGAATTGTAGTTTTTGTAATGGCATGGCTTACCCTAATACTTGTTTAGCATGGGCGATTTTAACTTTGCGCTGGGCAAGACCTTCTAAACCACCATTTATACGTTTTGTCATTGTCTCATAATCACCTAAATCTGCCAATTGATTGAGGCTTTTTTTATTCCAAAACCACCCCGCAGACATAGCGGCATTTTCAGGAATAGCTAGAAGTTCTGGATAAGTTAAAGTATCAATCTTTAAGGCATTGCCACAATAAAAGTACTCATCACGCCCAGTTATCTGTATGATTCCTCTTCCTCTAAACTTATACCCATCCCCTTCTTCTCTATTACCTAGACGGCCTGCATATACTTTATTGGCTAAAAGTTGCGGTTGGTGAGCATATTTCATTGCTGTAGCTAAATCTGGAAACCGACTAGGCCATACTTCCATTAGTCTTTCTGGGCTGTAGTTAAGGCTTTCTTCTAGACGAGTAAAGTTATTAGACTCATGAGCACACTGTCCAATGAATGCCGCCTTGCGAAGATTAGTATTAATTTCGTATTTTTGCATAACAGCGTTAAGAGGTTCTAACCATTTCCCGTCAATACCTAAAGCAATTAACTGACTTTCAATCATTTAATTAGTCCGTTTTCTGTTGCCCATTCTTGCCATAGATTTACTTGGAGGGTTGTTTCAGCGCATTGTCCAGCAAGTATTGGGTAGGCGGTTTCTGCATCAGCTCCTTTGGGGGCTGGGGAAATGCCGGGCACTGAACGGCTACCGGGGTTGATGTGCATCCCACCATAATAATTGCGCAAAGCAGCAAGCTTACCTTCAAATTCATTTTGGATTCCTTTATTTACGAGTTCCTGCTGTGACCGAATGGATTTAACTTTTTCTTCTTGCTCTTTAGCGATAGCTTCAACACTTGCCTTGTATTCCAAATATCGACTACTACCCAAATGAAACCCACCATAAAAACAAATACAAGCAGCAAGAACAGCAAGTCCAATTTTGATGTAATTAAGGTATTCATCTATAAAGCTCCACATTATGCCCCCGGTCCTGCATTATCTTCAGGTTCTGTATTTTGCTTAGCCCAAATAGCCATACCATGCGCACCTACAATAGCAGCTACACCCATATACATTCTTTCTAAGTCAACTGCCCCTGCGTGAAGGGCGTTATAAATTACTGCCCCAAAAAATCCAAATATAGAGACAAGCAATGACCAACGCCCAATATCATGCGTCTTACCATCTTTACCAGTAAGAAGGTCGTTTAATACTTTATTCATTTCTTTTTAATGCGGGCAGTTTTAGCTACTACAGATTTTTTAGCTGCTGGTTTTTTAGTTTTTGTGGTAGCTTTCGGAACTATCACTTTTTTCTTAGGTTTTTCAGATAAAGATGTAACTTCAACTACAGGAAAAGGCCACATTTTAAAATCAGGGGTTTGCGCATCAATCTTAGCCTTACCAACTTCCATATCAATTTTTGGCATATAGCCAAGCTTGTCGAATAACCAATTAATAATAAACATTATTTAACTCCTAGGTTGAGAATCTGTTCTTCTAGTGCCGTTACTTTTGCACTAAGTTCTTTAACTGCGTTAACTAATAGCCAAGTAATTTCTGTAGTATCAACGTGCTTAATGTCAGTTGTCTCTGTATCTTCAGGGTTTAACTTTCCTGGAATAGTTCTAATAACACTTGGCAAAACTTGTTCAATTTCATCAGCAACTACACCAAGACCTTCTGCACCTTGCGTAGACCCGCCTTTACCGTTGTATACCCATGTTCTAGGTTTAATTTGATTTAATAAATCAAGACCTTTTGTATAGTCTTGGATATTATTTTTAAGGCGAATGTCTGACGTAGCAATCCACGCAGTAGAACTACCACCTTTAATAGCATCAACAGCGGTTGTATATAGAGTATTATTAGCTAAACCTACAGTGCCGCTTGTAGGAGTTATTGATAAATATGTACCACTACCACCTCCAAAACCATTTAGAAAACCCACGGTATTAGTAGTTGGGTCAAATAAAACCCCAACACCATTACCAGCAAGTTGCAATGATGTAGCTGAAAGTCCAGAACTATAAGTGCTGTAAGTTACACCAATACGCAGGTTACCTGCGCTGGTTCCTGTTGCGGTTATGCTAGCTGTAGAACTATAGGTATTTGCTCCAGTAAAGTTATTTGTGCCACTTAATTGAGCATACCCAGAAAGCGCAGATGAAGTTACATAGTTTGACGGGTTTGAGCTAAGCGGATAGTAGTAAGAACTATAGTCTGTTGAAGAAGGAGTTACTGGTCCAGTACGACCATTAAAAGAAGTTACTGCGCTTGTACCTAGTAGTGTACTAAACGGGGTTGAAGACCATACAGAACCATTAGAAGCTAGTACGTTATTTGCAAAGCTTGGAGAAATAGCTGTTGGTACACTTGTACCATTACCAACTAATACAGCTCCCGAAGTTAAAGTCGCTAAGCCTGTACCCCCAAAACTTACTGGAATTGGATTTGAAGAATTATAAGATGTACCCCATGCAGCACCTGTTGAATTAGGAATACCAACGTTAGGGTATACAAAGCTACCGCTTGCAGATAATGCGTTCTTAACAAATGCTGTTGTAGCTACGTTATTTGAGTTATCAGTAGTAGCAGGGGTTGTAGCAATAGCCGCAGGAGAACCAGTAATAGTTGTAGAACCTACAGTCTGTGAAATATTAACAAGGTATGTACCTGCGCCACCTGTGCCAGAACCTAATGCTGTAATTTGGGTAGAAGGAGTAGTAACTGTAACAGCACCGCCATCGCCGGATACTGTCGAAGAAGCTGCTGCACCAGCAGTAAATGAATAACTATTAGCATTAATATAGGTAATTGAATATGTACCGTTTAAGCTTGTACTTGGAATGCCACCCGTTGCAGAAGCTCCAGCAATAGTTACAGGAGTACCATTTGAAAACCCATGACCCGCCTGGGTTACTGTTACAGTAGCGCTGCCGTTTGTAGTAGATAGGGGATTAGTTAAGTTAGTGGATGTGGCAGCGGCAATACCTGTACCGGAAATAATTTGACCAACAAAAACAGATCCTACAGAAACCCCGCCTGTTGGTACGGTTAAAGTATTACCAGAAATACTACCTGTAAACGTAGCCTGTTCAAAGGCAGCAAAAACGTTAGCAGCTGAAAAATTACCAATTTCTGTGTCGTTACCAAGTACAGTTAAATTACCCTCTACAAGGAAGTTACCAGCCGCAGTATTAGCCGCACGGAAATTTTGACCATCAGACCAAACAGTAATTGTCGCACCAGCAGCAATAACTACACCCGCACCTGCAGGGATGGTATTACCGATAGCTGTACTATTATAGATAGTCGCAGTATATGTGGTATTGTTATAGACAACATAGGATTTTGGTGTAGGCGGTGCATATAGGTTAAACGCCGTAGTTACCGTACCAGTAGTTAATTGTAAAAATGCAAAGACTGACTGATTAGACGCTGCTGAGGTTGTAGAACCATAAACATAGGTTAGCGCTTGATTTGATGAATTAATAGGGATAGCTTGGTACCCACTGACGGCATTCTCAAGTACGTACTGGTCAGTACCGTTGGTTGTATTTCCCCAAGTACCAGCTTGGTCGCCTGTACCGATTAGTTCGATACGTAAATTCGGTGAGTATGTTGAGGCCATTTATATTCCTTACTGATTATCGTCTATGTCTATCCAGCCCGGATTTTGGTTATCGCCTACGCTATCCCATCCAGGGTTTTGTGCATCATTTATTCCTGTCCAGTTAGATGTCTGGTTATTACCTACTGCCTGCCACATTTGGACCTGGTTATTATTGACACCGTTCCAAGTTGTATCCTGATTATCGTTTATTTTAACCCATCCACGAGCAAAAGGGGAGTCTATAGCCGATACTATTTCTTGGGTTAAACCTACAAAATTGGCTTTTGCGGTATCGGTATCGACTAAGTTAAAGTTTTCAGCAGCTGTTACAAATGCAAATCTACGACCATTTACGGCATCTGTAAAGGTAGCTAATTCTTGGACTCGTACTGGAAAGCTTTGGAATACGTTTTCTACATCAGTAAACCTAGCTGTTTCTGGTACGGAAACCACAAATTTAGCTCGGGCAATAAGGGCTTCAACTAAAATTACTGACTCTGGTACAGTTACCCGGGCGTTTAATTTACCGGCTTCGACATCGGAAAAAGAGCTATTTTCAGCTACGGTTTCACGGAAATTAAATTGGGATTGTTCTCTATCACTTAAAGAAAGAGTATTAGCAGATAATCCAGCAAAGGCAGCTTTTGCTGAAACTAGGGTATTAATTGTGGCTGCTTCACTTGTAAATACGTAATAAGTATTATTACTTCGTTCTGTATCTGTTAGGGTTACGTTTTCTGCTGCCAATACAATATAAGCAAAAGAAGACGCTAACCTATCACTAATAGTGAACATTTCATATACTGCACCACTTGCACCAAATTTAACAGCGTAGGCGTCAGCAAGGGAACTGCTTTCTGCTACAGTTTCACGGAAGTTAAATTGGGATACATCTCTATCAGATAATGCAAAAGACTCAGCATTTAATACGTTAAATTTAGCTAAACTAGAAAAAGAATCGGTTGTTGTAAAGCTTTCAGATACAGAAATCGAATAGATACTACCCCCCGGAATAGTACACCAGGGAGCCTGTGCAAATGGTGAAAACCCAAAGGTCATCTGGTATATCCGTAATTAGATAGAAGCTCTAGCAGGAACGTCATTTTACACCTCAGGGAATAAGCATTTGTTAATAAACAATGAAACTTCATCTGGGTCTAACCCTAAAGACGCCATTACTCTAGGGGTATGTGGGTTTTTCTTTTGGTTCTGGCAGTAATAATTTTGCTTGTCCTTATAGTCGCCTTTCTCACCCATACCCATATAGTCAAGATACTGGTTAAGATTTGCTGTGGCTAGGCTAAGTACTTTAGCTAACTCTTCTTCTGTGTTGATGTTTCCGGCAGCTACCATACTAGGGCTAAATATATTACGTGCCCATTCTGGAAGTTCTCGCTCTCTACTCCACTGGTAGCCAGCTACTTTATCTTTAAACCAGTCGTTTAATGGGTGTTCACCTATTGGGCTAAAGTCATGGAAAGCACCAGTAACCTTATTAGCTCCAGCAATAATATCAAAGCCGTATATGGGGGCAGGGCAGTCTAAATGTGGGAATACGCACAAATGGAGCATATAGAGCTTTTTGGTTTCCCTAGCGTCTACTATGTCCAAATGCGCCCTACGAAAATTATGACCTTTATAGACATAATTAGGCCAAGTAAATTTATGTCCTTCGTCTACTTCCTCATAGTACTTAAACCGCTTTTGGAGGTAGTCAGCGAAGTTTTCAAGCTGCTGGAATATCGTGGGCATCGGCAATCTCATCAAATAGTCTTAGATTGAATTCTATAGCTATATTAGCCTCATCACCTAGATCATCAGATAGACGCTCACGAACTTTGTCGATTAACTCTTTGCGGTTTTCAAATTGGTACATTAATCCAGAGCCAGGTACAACCTTTTTAATCATCTGGCCACCGTATAAATCGCCAAAATGCTTAGCGTATATATGCCCCATAATCTTATCTGCAGGTATGTCTTCTATGTACTTTGCGTAGTCTGCAGTAGATTGGTATACCTTAGCCGGAGTTACTAACTCAATATAGTCCATCTCAATCTTAGGGCCACGGCAAATACTTTCAATACCTTCTAATAAACCTTCTTTCCAAGCACGCTCTTCTAATTTTGTATAACAGAACAACTGGTTATATAAAAGGTCTGCATAGACCGGTACTGGAATTTCACCTGATAAAAGAACCTTAACAAAACGGTGGTTTTCCGCCTTATCGTGGTTATCTTTAATCAGGTCTTTAAGGCTCATTTTTTATCGGCAGCGGCAGCGGCAGCGACCAAAGCAGCAGCAGCATCGTTTTCTGCTTTTAAAATAGCAGCAGCAACTTCTTCATCTTTTTTTCCTACATAGTTATCAACTAATTCATCGTTAACTAGTGAATATCTAGGAGCAAAAGTAGATTGACCTTCTTTCAAATCAAAAGAAGCAAGATGCTCTGGTTCGTCAGATTGGTTCGTAAAATCCGCAATAAAACAATCCGTTGGAGTAGTAAAATAAATTTTCATTTTTAATCCTTTTAAGCAGCTAATTTAGGTCCAGAAGTTCCACCTGTTAATAACATATAATCTGTTGTCATAGCAAGACCTGGATAGTTTGTTGTATTTGGGGCCGGGAATGATGGGTAATACAGGGTTGTACCTGTTTGTGTAAATCCACCAGCAGAGTTTTTAGTATATACAGCAGAAACATAATCTCCTGGATAGTTACCTGCATAACCATTACCATTAAAACCAAATGCCCAACCATTGTTGCCATAAGGAACAACGCCATAACCAGCACTACTATCTGTATTTGAATAAGTAGAGTATGTATTATTATTTTTATCAATCATGAAAGCCTCCACACCAGAACCATAATAGTAGTATGGGCAAAATGTGCAGACAGTTGATCCGTCACGAGATGTTATTTGACGTTGGCCATAATAAAAACCTTGGTCAAAACCATAAGAAGTTGTAATTGACAAAGCAGTTACATAAGTACCTGTAATTGCACTTGTTCCACTTCTAGTAAATGAGTACAAAGCAAAGCTAGAACTAGTAAACATTACGGTAACATATACAGTTCCGTTAGCAGTTACAATTGGTTTTAAGTTGTAATATGACTCGTTATTATTAACACCCCAACTGCTAGTCAATGCAACGGTTGAGTTAACTCTAACTACGCCAGACTGTGTTAATGCAACTGATGGGTCAGGGTACAAGTTAAAATCTACGTTTTGGAATGTAATTACGTTAAAGTTACCACCTGTACTAGCATAACTTAGAATAGTTAACTCTTTACGAGCGTAGTTATATGACGCACTACCCTGCATTGTTGTATTTAAACTTGAAACGGTATATGCAGAAGTACCATCTAATGGAGCAGTATAATTTCCGAATAAACGATCTACAGCAGTAATTTTACCGCCGTTTAAAAGGTATACAATTCTTTTGTTTGAGTGGTCACTATTAATTGCATAAGCATTTAAATAGTATTTATTGTAGTTAGAACTAGTAGCCCTTCTAGCACTACCAAAAGTACCATCACTATAAATATCAATACAAGAATTTCCAAATTCGCCTTGTGAATTAGTTGCATTCATATAGTTAGACGTACTGGTTGAAGACGCTTGGTTACTAGTATCTGATACCCAGCTAAACTGAGAAGAATAGTTTTGGTATGTTCCGCTAGTTAAATAAACTATGTTAGAGGGGCCATAGCTATTATAGTTACTTGGGTAACTCAAGTTTATTGGCTGCGCAAAGTTTTGATCGTAAAAAGCAAAGCCACCGTTTCCGTTAGATGGGTTATAGCTACATAGTGCATAGCTAAATCTGGCTCCAGTACCCGAAACACCTGGGTTGACACCACCGTTAAGAACTGTTGTAAGAAGTTGTGGCATATTAAACGAGCCTCCATCCAAAAGAAGAATTATAAGTTAAATTGACTGATGCGCCTGAAACGTTCAGGATTAAGTTTTGACCAGAACCTTGAATACTTGCGCCATTATATCCTACAGTTACAGGATTTACCCCAAAAGTGCTATTTGCATCTGCAATCTTTACCGAGTCATTGTTATTAGGCGATGCTGGTAAAGTAATTGTAAATGGGCTAGAAGCAGTATTGCATAGGTAATTGGTTCCTGCTACTGCAGTAGTTGCCGCTGTTGTAACTGTCCATTGTGGTGTAACAGATACAGTACCCCAAGAAGTAACTGTGCCGTTTGTAGTTAAATACTTACCACTATTTCCAGTTTGGCTTGGAACAGCCGCACTAACTTGAGTACCAACATAAGTAACAACCGCAGATTGGGTAGGAACCTTGACTGGAGAGTTCTGAGCCATTGTACCGTCAGTACTAAACTCATTAATCTGAGCGCCTAACTGAGCGCCAATCGAACCCAAACGTAAAGATGTCAAACCAGACAGGTTAAACGAGTTAGCATTCAGTGTTGCGGCACCAGTTGCTTGGTTAACCGCAAAGTATGAACCAACTTGGAAGTTACCTGCTTGGTCAGCAGAAATATAGTAAACACGACCAGGCAATGTTTGAAGAACTTGGTTAGCCGGATTAGGTGCTTGTGTTGGGGTATTAGGGTAGTTTGTAGTTGTAATACCACCAGTACCAATATTTAAAAAGTCATGGGCAGTAATACGGCATAGACTAAAGTTAGAACGAATCGTAACTGTAGAACCCGATGCTGAAGCCGTAGCTTTTTGTTGCGCTAATACAACAGAAATAACACTAGAGCTATTAACCCAAGAGCCAGAGGTTGCGTTAATAATATATGCAGAAGAATCTCCAGCGACTTGAACTGACTGACCGACTTGAGGTGCTGCTATCAAATTGTTCAATACAAGTACATAACCTTGTTGCCCACCATATGTAGATACTATACCAACACCACCGCTTGTAGCAGTAATAGTTTGGCCAGCAGTAAATGTACCACCAGTAACGTTAGTTACATAGACAGAAGAAATCTGTACGTTAGTTACAGTTGCAGTTACACCAGCACCGTTAGATACCGTATCTCCTGGATTAATAGTACCTGTGTAATTACCGGTAAAAGTAATTAAAGTACCATATAAAGAACCAGTAATTGCGGTCTCAGCAGCGCTATATCCAGATGATACTGATCCGTATGTACCATATGAGTTATTTCCGCTAATAGAACGTAACTGACCACCATTAGTAGTTGCATATCCAAAATAAGCGTAGTAAGTAAATACGCCGACGCACTCAGATTTACCATTGTTATCAACCCAAATACCTACACCATTATCGTGAATACCTGTGAACTCATGGAAAAGAATTGAGCGATTACCAGATGAGTGTACGCTACCATTAACGTATGCGCCAATACCACCAGAAGAGAAGCAAGCACACTCAATAACATAAGGTGATTTAACAATAATTGGGGACGCTGGGTTTAATGCGCAGTAGATACCTTTTGGCGTAGATGTAGTAATATCTGAAGGTGTTGCTCCAGGAACCCAGCCAGTCATGCCTTGGAACGATAACTTATTTAGCAAAGAACCATCCGATAACGCCCACATAGTTGCTTGGTTGTTTGGTGTTACACCATCTGCAGCAAGGCCAGAGCCAGGTTGAACAATTGTAGTACGAGTTGCATCACCTACGATAGCGCAGTTAGGAGGAACAACCATTGGCAATAATGCTTCTTGGTAAGTACCAGATTTAACAAAAATTGCAGTCTTTTGACCAGATGGAACAGCCGCAATTGCGCCTTGAATAGTTAGCTTTGGAAGGGCTAAGCTATTTCCTGGATTTGAATCGCTACCATTTTTAGCAACATAAAGAATATTTACACCACTAGTAGCATTAAGCCAAGCTAAGTTAATGCCATCATTAGCGATTGATAATGAGTATCCATTTTGGCCAGAAGTAATTGCGGGGAATACATTATTACCAGCAGCAAAAATCTGCCACTCACCGGCAGTCAAGTCGGTATTAAAGTTTGAGCTAGATGTATTATCCTGTAAGCAAATATAAGAAGATGTTAAGTTATAAACTACATCATTAACTAAATATTGTGTAGCTGCAGCCCAAGTACCTCTCCAACGAATACCACCGTTAAAGATCTGCCACTTACCAGCAGCTAAGTCAGTAGCAAATACACCAGATGTATTTAGTGTTACGCAAGAATAAGTATTACCGCCATAAACAACAATATCGTATGGTAGATACTGAGTAGCAGTTGTCCAAGCACCACGTTGACGTAATCCTGATACAAAGATAGACCATTTACCAGCGGCTAAGTCAGTAGCAAATACACCTGAAACGTTTTGTACTTGGCAAGCGTAAGTATTAGCGCCATACTGAACAAGGTCGTTTACGTAATATGTAGTTGATGTAACCCATGCACCACGGTTTTGAAAGGCGGAGATAAACGGCTGCCAGTAAGCAGTATTAGTAGGTAAATTACCTGTAGTATTAGCAGTTGCAATATATAGGTTTGCGCCATAGGCTACGATATTATTAGGTACATATGCAGTAGCGGAGTTATATACACCACTAGCAGCAATACCAGAAACAAATGGGGACCAATAAGTAGCATTTGTTGGATCATGGCCGGTTGTTGTTTGGATTGCAATATAGGCAGATGGGCCATACGTTACAACGTCATCCGGTTGATAGGCCGTAGTATTGCTATAAACCCCATTATATTGAATACCAGTTACAAACGTAGACCAAATAGCAGGGTATAAGTCAGGTTCTTTATTAATATTATCCGATAAAGAAACGTAAACTACAGCGCCATAAGCAACAGCATCGCCAATGTGGTATTGAACAGCAGGATCCCATACACCAACGAAGTTAACGCCCTTTACCATTAATGCCCAGTAGGCAGTGTCTGTAGGTAGGTTACCAATAGTTTTTACAACATTAGTGTATACGTATACGTTACCACCATATTTAACAACGTCATTAAGTTCATATTGAGTTGTAATTACATAGTCGCCGGCCCAATAGAACCGTAGTTTGCCTAAGTCAAGAATTGTTGTCATACCATCACCATTAGTAAATGTCCATCATCACCCCACTGGAACTGATATGTATCAGTTGACCAGATCCAAGCTTGATACTCGTTTGGGCCTGTAATATAAGTCGGATCAGGTATAGATACTACACCATCTCCATTTTTTATGGTATCAATATCTAATTGACCCGTTGCATTAATTAGCCTAAAACCGTAAAAAGTTTTATTTTTTAAATCCGTACCTAAATAGAACCCGCCATCTGCTGACATTTTATAGTCCTTCCAGAGCTGAAACGATTATATCAAAACCGTTAGTAATTCCACTAGTATACGTGGATGCAGTTAATGTGTCACCACCTAAAAGTACTAATTTATTGCCTGGAAGCAGTGCTTCTGCGGCCCCACCAGCAACATAATAATTAGATACCACAGCCGTTGTTGTTCCGCCTCGAACTAAATTAATAGTTATAGGTAAATTTGTATAGTAAGTATTGGCTGCATTTAAACCAATAATAACGCAATTACTACCTCCAGGGGCGGTAAAAATAGTCTGGGGTGTCGTGCCTAGACCTTGAGTTTGTATGCTGGTAAATGTTGCCATATTAGCCGCCCAATGCAATTGCGTAAATTAAAGCTGACCCTGCTGGGTCGTACACCAAAGACCCATCTACATTATTATATACTGCTCTTTCAGCGGGTAAGTCACAAAATATATCTTTTGGTCCAGTAGCAAAGTTAACTAATGCATTACTGTTTGAACTTTTAAATACTGTATCTCTGTTCAACACTAAACCAGTACTATCTAATGTACCAGCACCTGTTTCCCAAGTATTATTAGTAGAATCAGAAATTGTATAGAAAGTAGTATTGCCACCGCCGATAGCGGCGGTAAAAGTGGTAAACCCGGGGAATGCCCCCCCCAAAGTCATAGCACCTGTACCGCCTGTGCTAGTGGTTTCTCGGACTCTATCTGAGACTACAAAGGTCATCTATTAACCCGCTGCAGACAATGTATAGGTTACGTTAATAGTATCGCCAGCAGTAACTGTTTTAGAACCAGCAGTAAAGTCACCAGCACTAAATAACACGCCTGTTGTACTATCAATAGTAGAAGAACCACCAATATTAATAAATGCACCTGCAACAGTACCAGAACCAGTCATTGTAAAAATTACTGCGGCGCTTGTAGATAAAACAGCTGGATTAGCATTAGTAGCAGCGCTAAATGTTGGGGTTGGGCGGGTTCCAGAATAAGTAGGGGCATTAGCACCGCCAACTTCTAACCAAGTAGTATGGCTAGATTGCGTATCTGTGTAGGCAGGGGTACCTGTCCCCATTAAACCCATAACAATTGCGCCACCACCAGTGTTAGCAAAGTATGAATTTAAAAGGCTTTGGCGCCCTACGTTGGTGGTCAAATTATTAATGCTATCAGACCATTTTAAGTTGCCTTGGGCATCACGGCATTCGGCTGTATAAACACCTTCTAGGCCAAACATTTCGGTGGATCCAGCGCCACGGGCTACAGTCGCTTCTACGCTGTCTCCAAATAACGATTTTTCATTGCTCATAAAAGTTCCTTAACTAATGCTTAAAATGGCGGTATTTGAAGTCGCCGTTGGAAATGTAATTGTAAATGTATTTAACCCATTTTGAGTCTTAGGACCGCCAAAATCTAAGACCGCTACAGCCGCATTTGTAGTGCTATTGTATATTAAAGCCCCTGCTGCAGTAAAGACTGCTGGGTTCCAAGTTACATTAGCAAATGAAATAAAAGCCGTATTACTAGCATTGTCAGCTATTGGGGGTTGAGAAATAGTCAGAACTTTACCCCCAGCTGTATACCCAGTACCTGTAATCTCCCCTGTTGTTGTATAGGTTAGGGTAGATGCGTTTAGGTTTGCCAGGCTTGTATATAGGGCAATCTTATATGTATATGGGGTACCAATAGCAAAGTTTTCTAACCCGCTAAGGCAGTTTTGCTTAAATACCGTTGTCTGGGTCTGTGCAATAGACATTATAGAGTGTTGTAATTAAGTTTAGTTTGGCCACCACGGTAAGCATCGCCACGCTCCAGGCCATCGCCCAAACGTTTCAATTGACCCATAGCTTCTTGGTATTTGGCAGTATATTGGGCAATAATATCTTGTTCACCCTTCATAAATGTATATGCTTCTACTAGTGTTCCGTATAACAGAACAGGGCTATAATTATCGCCAAGCCAGCTAGTACCAGTATCGTTATTTACACCTTCTACTGTAATATAGAAATTAGTTGTAGAAGTACCGCCAAGGCTAGTAGCAGGAGCGCTTAATTGGTCTCCTACTTGATATAAAGACCCACCATCTACAAGAGTAAACGCTGTAATAGCATTACCGCTAATAGTAATATCTGCAACTGCACCGGTACCATTACCATTTGTAAGAGATACGTTGTAATAGATACCATTTACATACCCACTACCTGCTTGGGTTACGTTATAGGCAGTAATAATACCTTTAACGATTGAAGGCGGGTAGAAGAAATAATGCAGTTCAGCTTGGTAGTTTTGGTCTGGAGTTGGTCCTAAAAGGAAAGACAACTCATTTGGATAGCTAAGCTGTGGACCAAACAATGCATAGTACTTAGGAGTACCGGTATATGACTGTGTTGGGTATGACTCACGAATAAAGTTAACATCTTTATTTAGCAAATATGTGTAGTTACCAGTAGCATCTACAACTGCTAAAGAATAGCTAGATAAAAAGTCTGATGGGCAAGATAAATACGGATTAGAAATAGTAAGTGTGCCCGTTACGTTTCTACGCAAAGAAGGTATCTGAACGGTGTTATAAATCCGCTCTTCAGCCTGCTGAATAAAGGTGTTAATCTGGGTTGACCCCAACGAATTAATAGTACTTTGGTTATCGTCACCAGTAAAAACCGTAGTCGGAAAATCATTCTCCGTATAGGTCTTAATAGTGTTGAATAAAGTTGTGTAATCCATTAGGGTATACCTTTATTAAGCCATCGGCCCACGTGAAGTGAAGCCTTTAGTAGCAGCGCCAGATCCACGTTGTTTAACGCCATCAGTTTTAACTGTAGCACGGCCAGTTTTGCTGACATTACCAACAGCAATATTTGACTTATTAATAAACTCAACACCAGTTTCTGTAGACATAGCAGGTAGTTCATTACTAACAGCTTTGCCACTCATTGTATGAGGTTTAGCATATACTTCAGCAGGTTTATTGTTAATAGCCATGATTAGCGTCCTTTACCTTTGAGGTTAACTGAACCAAACTGGTTAGCTAACTTAGCACGGTTACGACCATCGGCCTTCATTTCTTCATTAGTTTTACCAAGGCTTTTATTTGCCTTATCAATTTTTGCATTAGGGCCTGAGTCACCTAGGTTTTTACCTTTGGTTGCACCCTTGCTAATAACACCATCAAATTTTGCCATGTCCTACTCCTAATTAATTGTTACTTGGCCTACATTACCTACAGCTCTTAAATAATTTTGAGTTTCCCCAAAATCGTACTTCATTCCTACGGGATTCCAAGACCACTGAAACACTCGGCTACCACCACTAGGAGTACCATTTGCTAGTACGCTAGTACCCCCATTTACATTTACATCCAAACCATTGTTGCCTGATTGGTAGTAGCTATTATCTCGGCGTGGCTCCCGTACAGCTTGTGGGTCATTGACCGGATACATCCCTAATTGTAACTGAGGTTGATCCATTTCCCAACATTCTGGGCATACTTTAATACTAACATTCTTGGTCTTAATAGTCAGCTTTTTGAGTGTAACTAACTTATAACGAAACCCGCAACGGTCACATTCAGCAATTGCGAACCGGCCGGATGCAAACTGAGTTGTCATTATTTACTACCTAAGAACGTTTGACGAGGGATAAACCTAATCGGTGCCTTTTCTCTATCTTCTTGCGCTGCTAAGTCAAACTGCTCTTCATAATCTGCTTTAAGTCCAGCAATACGCTGTAAGTCAACACCTTGTAGTTTAATAGACAAATAGTAAGCCAGTCCAGCCACCATGCAGTTTAAGAAACGGAAAGGTATATCTTGGGTAGTAACGCCCTGTCCAGCATCCTGAATACGGCGCATACGCCAGTAAACGAAGTTATAGTAAGGGTTACCTACCGTACCTTGGTCTGGAGTGGGCCAAACAGTGATTTGAGGGTGCCTATCAGGGTTATTACCAGTAGGGTATAAGGCGCCACTTTGACGGTTAATCCATACTTGAATAGGGCGCCCTTGGCTTAGCTTATTAGGGATTGTAGAGTAGGTAGATACACTGATGCGACTGATGGTGATATCAGTTTGGTTGTTAGTTTGACCAGAATTAGTTCTAATTTGGTGTTCAAGTAAGTCAATTGTGTCATCAGGTAAGTCATAAGTATTTACACCTTGAATCAAAGGAATAACGCCCTGTTCAATAGTCCACAGGTTGATACCCCGGTTAGCCCACTCAATAGTTAATAAGTTTAAAGAACGACGTGCAGTACGCAAATCATATCCAGTGCGCAGCTCTTTTCCGCAACGCTCAAACGCCTCTTCTACGAGGTCATTTAGGTCTAGATTAAACGATGAGGTACCTGTTGTAGTCATTATTTAGAGATTCCATATCCACGTTTAGCAAGTTTACCTGCTACTTTACCGCCTTTTTTCATAGCCTGCGGGGAAACCATAGGAGTATCTCCGGCTACTGGCGCTGCTGTAGAAGGCGAAGCACTTAGCTTTGGGGTAGGTACTGTTTGGACTGCCTGCATAGCTGCTGTACGGTCACTTTTTTTACGACTAGCTAGTAATGGCATTATTTAAATCCTTTAAGGGTTTCCGCAAGCCTAGCCCGCTTACCCATCTTGCCGGGTTTCTTTGCAGCTGCAGCTAGTTTGCTTGACGGAATCTTTTTATCAGCAGCAACACCCAACGCCTTTTTCAAGGAGCCAGGTTTTTTAATTGCATCTTTAATCCAATTTTTAGTAGCCATTATTTTTTCGCAGTCTTAGCTGATTTAATAAAGTCCGCTTTAGTAGGCGCCCCTTTAGCCCCAGGCTTACGCATTTTTTCACCAGAACCAGCTGCAATATGAGCTTGCTTTTTATGAATATTTTCGTATAGCCCAACTTTACCGCCTTTTGCAAGGACGGCGGATTCGGAACCTTTTGGAACCTTTTTAGGACTAATAGCGCCCATTCCACGGGAAGCCTTCATTACTTCTTAGCCTTCATAGCGCCACCAGTACAAAACGACTTGATATGGTCGTCATGTTTTTTAAAGCTAGCAGCATGTTCGCCATATACTGTAGCATGAGGCTTATAACCAGATGCGTGCATAGCTACAGACTCGGCTAATGTTTTATGGATAATTGGCTCTACGCCAGCTTCGATTGGACCTGTCTTTTTCATACTATTCTTCCTTTAGTTAAACCTTTTTGTGCAATACCGCAACCACGTACTTTACCGCCTTTTTTCAAACCTAGTACACCACGGACTTTTTCAACACCAGTTTTAATAGACTCTTTAAACTTAGTATCTTTATCTTCCATAGCTTTTTGAGCTGATTGTTGTTGCTTTTCGTAATTAGCATAACCCTTTTGATTTTTTTGGGTTTCAGTATCATTAATAATGTTACCGTTTTCGTCTTGTTGTAGTGGTTTAGTAGCCATTTAGCACATCCGTCCTTTAGTTTTACCCTTTTGGGCGATACCATCCCCACGTACTTTACCGCCCTTTTTAAGAGTAATCTTAGTACCTTTACCACCTTTATGTTCTTGGGCATCATGTTCTTTAAATGCTTTTTTAATCATGGCAACGTCTTGCTTTTTGTCTTCTGCCATTTCTTTACGCATTTCCGCTTTAGATTCTTTTTCCATAGCTTTACCACCTTTTTTAAATAGCTTTGTATCACCGTGATCTGTTTTCTTTTTATTAATAGTCTGTAAATCTTCACGAATACCACCGCCTACACCGAACTTTTTACCTTTATCCGCAGCAACAAAATCTTTACCTACGGATTGTTTAATTCCGACTTTCTTAGCAAAAGCAGGGCTATGTGCCACGGCTTCCATTAAGTTATGCTGTTTCTTTGATGTGCTTGGCATTATTTGCTCCAAAAACCTTGAAACAGATTAGCCATAATAGCGCCAATAAGTGCTGCTGCACCGCCTACGCCTAGTAATAGTCGCCAACCGCCATGAGCCTCAGCAAGCGTCTTTTGGATAGCTTGAATGGCTTCTTTGATTTCTTTCATCTCGTTAACCATCTTATCCATATCCGCTTGCAGGTGTTCAATATCGTTAGCGTGAGTTGCTAGTTCCCTAGCAGTTGAAATTGGGTCTATATCATTCATTAGCATTTCCACCGCTTTAAACTAGCAGCCTTCCTTGTAGGCTTGCCGTTTTCATCTTTCATCGGACCTGGCATTCCAGACATTCTTGCGCAGAACGACTTTTTGCGAGGACCCCCTTCGGGTTGTGGAGCTTTTAAATTGCTGCCAGTAGCCGCATTATACTTAGCACGACCTTTGGCAGTAAGCCCAGCGCCCTTGGATACAGGCAACTTTTCACCACGACCAACTGCAAGCGAGACACCTTTTTTCTTAGCCATAGAATACTGTAACCGTGGCGTTAGATAAAGTAGCGTAAATAGTAGTAGAAAATAATACGCCTTCTCCAGGTATCAGTACATTAAAGGGCTGCCCAGCTGCTGGTGTATTAATAACCATTTTGCTTGTACCACCAGAACCACCGTCTAGTAAAGTTACACTTCCTGCAGAAGCTCCAGGTGTTATAACTAAACCACGTACTCTAGTTCTAGCGCCATATACTGAACCACTAGAACTTAATGATGTTGATAATACATCAGTTTGCATTGCCATAATTAATCTCCAATAAAGTTAAACAAGGGGGACAAGCCCCCCATCAGAGATTAAGCCTGATATGTTGTTGGATTAGCGTTACCGTTTGAATCACGAACTACATAAGTGATAACAACAGTAGCAGCACCAGTTGTCAAAGCAGAAGCTTCAGTAGCTGTGTAAGTAATTAACGCATCGGTTGTGCCAACGTTTACAGATGTAGGAGCAAAACCAGCAGATAAAGCCTGGGTAATAGAACCAACAGAAGTAATAGTTGAGGCAGCAGCAAAATCAACACCACCAATAGTAATCTTCAAAGTAGTAGCAGCGCTAAATACTGTAGAAGTGATGATTTGAACACCAGTAACACAAGCACCTGCAGGAATAGCACCAATTGTGCCAGTCAATGCGGTATTAATACCAGTATATGTGAAAGGAATAGTCTGTGCAACTACCGTTGCGCCTGTATTACGAACAGTACCAGCTGTAGTGCCAGTTGTGTTTTTAACAGTACCTAATAGCCAAGGGCCTAAATGTGTAGCAAATCCCATAATAAATCTCCATACGATAAGGCTTACTAGTTTGTATGGTATCTGCCGGGGCAGTCTAATAAGCCGGGTTTCCCGGTTTCCTGTAGTTTACCCTATTTTTAATTTTTGCAACACCCTTTTTAGGTAAAATATCCAAAATCAGATAAATAATTTGGACGGGGTATGGGCAATGAAATTCACAGTGAAAAAAGTCGATATAAGAAACCCAGCAATTCAGAGTCTACTTCTCTTTCTTCAGAAAAAGATTTTGCCGGAAGACCAACCTTACCAACCGACTCGGGGCCATTGGTGGATAGCCTACGCAGAGTGTGGGAAGCCCGTGGCTTTTGCGGGTCTGGTGCGTTCGATCAAGTGGACCGATACAGGGTACTTATGCAGGGCTGGTGTAATGGGTGGCTTTACTGGTCATGGACTTCAATTGCGTTTAATTAAAGCTAGACTATCCCAAGCAAAACGACTTGGTTGGAACTGGTGTATCACAGATACAACAAATAACCCCGCATCAAGCAACTCTTTGATTAATGCTGGCTTTAAGATATATACTCCTGCAAATAAGTGGTCTTTCAGAAACGCAATATATTGGAAATATAAGGTAAATGCTGATGCCGTACAAAGACGAGAGCGTAAGAAAAGCGTATCATCAACAACGCAGCCGTGAATATTATTTAGCTAATAAAGAAAAAGTAATAGCCGTAAGCAAAGCTAGTAGAGCTATAGGAAAAGCAAAATGGGTAGATTTTAAAACTTCCCTTAAGTGCACGCAGTGTGGGTTTTCCCATATTGCAGCCCTAGATTTCCACCACACAAACCCAAACGAAAAAGAAAACCTAGTCAGTAAACTAGTCAGCAGTGGTTGTTACGCTGCTGCAATGGAAGAGGTTAAAAAGTGCGTAGTCTTATGCGCTAACTGCCATAGGGTACATCACTACGAAGAAACAAAAAACCCCGCCTTGTGAGCGGGGTTCTCATTGACTCTAGTTCTATTTTAGTTAGAACCGGAAGAGCCCCAGACACCGAGTGGGTCTGACCAACCGAAGCTGTAACGCTCACGGGATTTGTAACGTACGTTACCTGTGTCGAAGTCACCGTCCATAGAATTCTGGAGTGGTGTACGCTCGAAGTGCTTCAAACCGTTTGGAACGTCGGTAGTTAAGAACCAGCCGTTTGTGTCGGTCAAGAAGTGGTTAACTGTGTAACCTTCAGGAATTGTACCGTTGTTGTTGATAGCGCTAATATCGTTATCAGTTGTACCAACACGCAATTTAGTTTCGAGCAAACGAGTTGCAACGAACATCAAAGCAGGTGGAACTACCAATTTACGTGGTTTAGCAGCGATCAAAAGACCACGCTCGTCAGTCCAAGCAGCAATTTGAATAACAGCAGCTTCCAAAGAAGTTTCATTCAAGTCGACAGGTACAGCAGCAGTGTTGCTGTTTGTGCCGCCAGAAACCAATGGGTGAGCAGTGTTGAACAAAGATACGCCGTCGCCGCCGTTGTACGAACCAGAGGTGTTGAAACCATTATTCAATACAGATGCAGCTTTAACTTGCTTGGTGTAAGCCATAGCACGAGCCAATGCTTTAGTGTAACGAGCAGACAAGCTGTCGTACAAGTTATCTTCAATCGCTTCTTCAGTGATTGAGAAACCTAAAGCGATGGTTTCGTGTGAGTAGCGTGTGGACCATGCTTCTTGTGCATTATCGTAAGAGATAGCGCCGCCCTCGTTTTTAACAGGGGCTGCAGAGAAACCGGACAACTTGGTTTCTTCTTCGAAAGAACGCTCAGAAGATTCAGTTTCGTAAATCTCTTTGTGCTCTTCGCCGTAGCGTGCGTATTCTAATCCGAACAATGCATTCAGACCTGGGAGTAACTCTTTAAGGAGTTGTGAACGTGAAATAGCCATTATTTAGCTCCTTAATTAGTTAGCTGTACCAGCAGCTTGATAATAAGAATGCGCACCAAAGTTGATCTTAACGATCAAATCTGTGTATGCATCGCCTGGGTTCGATGGGAAGTTACCACCGAATGTTGAGCTGGAGTTAACCAAGTCAACGATTTTTACTGCTGCTGTATTAGCATTGCTTACAGTCAAAGCGCCACTAGATAATGTACCAGTTACGTTAATTACAGAGTTACCTGTAGTTGTAGAACCAGTTGTAGAACCTGTGCCGCCTGTGAAGTTACCCAATGCTGCTGTCTTACCAATAGAACCGTAACCTACGGAACCAGCGGCTTGAACTTGATACAACTGATCTGGGTCTTCAACTACACGAATGAAAATGTTTGTGTAGCCTGCTGTTACAGCGTTAGCTGGCAAGTATTGCGCATACAAAGGATAGCCGAGTTGTTGGCCAGCCAATTGATAACGAACACCTACGCAAACACCAACCAAACCAACTTGTGTACCAACTACTGGAGTAGCTGTAACGACTGTAGGTTGGCCAGCAGCAGATGCGCCTAATTGCACCAAGTCACCATTAAAAATAGGTGCGGTGTTATTTGTGGTCAATAAATACTCACGGATTGTGCCGCCAGTAAAGGATTGACCGCCAATCAAACTGATTGGTTTAAGCCCGTATGGGGCCGATACTGTGCTCATAAAAAGCTCCTTAAATTAAATTAAAAATTAACTTCCTTTTCCAAAAGTAACTTTAGTAGACCGCTCTTTAAACATCGGCATACGTGGGTCATTCTGGGCCATGAAGTTATTGTCTACGGACTCCATTTGAGAATTATTTAACTTGCTGTAATAAGCAGCACGTTGTTCCATAAACTCTTTTGGAGCACGACATAAAACTAAACCACCAATTTCAATTGAGCCTTTAAACTGTCCATCAACGGAAGCATGGCTCATAAGTTCAGGATAATCCTCAGCCTTAACAGGCTCAAAACCTTCCCTACGCTTAGCTGAGACATTCATGGGATCAGCAGAGCCCATAGTAGAAGTTCTAACCCAACGATGTGCCCAGCCTTCACGAGGATCTGGCGTTGGTAACAACTGAGGCGGTGCCCAACTATCAATTGGACGTACTTCAGTTTCACGACTTTCTAATTCACGGGTTTTCTTAACCATTATCTATCTCCATTCATTTGTTCGGCAACCTTCTTGGCATAAAGATCTAGAGGCACACCTAAGCGCTTCGCAATCTGTACCTGAGTAGGCGTAAGTTGTACTTTCTTGGGGGCAACTGAGCGAGTAGCAGGAGCTACAACACTGGCAGCGGGTTTGGCACGGGTCTTAACCGGTTTTGTTTCTTGTACTTCTTCAACTTCTTGATCGTCGCTCCCGAAATAATCGGGGAATCTTTTCCGGATTGTATCACTGATTTTTGAGTAATACTCATCGGATCCAACATATTTTTCACCAAATTCTTTTGCAAGACGGTTATGGATCGTAATAGCGAGACCAGTCATTTCATCTTCTTCAGCTGTTTCACCACCGTACCAGTCGTTAGCATCTAGCCATTTTGTTAGCTTAGGATCCTGTGCTGGTGCTTCTGGTGCATACGTTGGAAGCTGGAATTCCTGTTCTTTTGGTTGAATTGGCTGCATAGTTTTAGCACGATCAAGCTTTAGCGTTGCTTCTGCCATTGCTTGTTGTGCATCTACTAGGGCGTCGCTATCTCCGGCCTCATAAGCCTCTTTGTACGCCTTTTTAGCCAAAATAAGAGCTGCTTCGGCACCTTCTTGACCTTGCTGAATGAATACTTTACTACCTTCATGCAGGGTATTTTGGATGCGTTTGTTCTCATCAACCAAGAATTGAGCCACTCTAAGCGCTTCTTCACGCATTTTGAGAGCTTCTTCTTTCTCACGACGGATGTCATGGTAGCCTTTGGTTAGCTTCTTAATGCGTTTTTGAACTTTCTTGTCATAACTAAGTAGTTCATCTTCATCATCAATAGCTGCTGCATCAGCTTCCATTGGTTCACGACCACGGTCTTCTGGAGGAGTATCATCAACAATCTCAATATCTACCTCAGGCGCCGCCTTTGCTTCTTTTTGTACTTCTTCTCTGGCTGCAATTTCGTCAGGGAACTCAAAAGTATCGCCCTCAGTACCACCTAGAGGGATAACCTTACCGCCCTTACCAAAAGTTACAGCCCCAAATTCTTCAGACATGTAAACCTCCTTTATGCTCTCGTAATGCCACGAGGATCTTCTACTACGGCTTCTACGGAATCATCGTTGATAATTCTGAACTCACGGCCATGAATCTTGAGGCGTGAACCAGAACTAGGGCGAATCAACACGAAGTCACCAACTTTGCACAGCGGACCGCTGGGAAAACGCTCTTTGTCGGCATAAGCATCAGGTCCAATGTCCATAACAAAAAGCACGGGTGTTAGGACTTCTTCGTGTTGCTGTGTTACCGCTGACTTTAATAAACCGCTTTCATACTCTTCTTCAACCTGTGGAACCATACACAAGATATGGTAGCCAGCAGCTTTTGGAAGTTGTGTTGCTTTTGCTTCAGGTTTTTCAGGTAGCTTTGAGAGATTCCCCAAGGCATCGCTGATAATGATGTCACTCATCTTCATCCTTTGTTTTTTGCTCACGGTCTTTAATAAAATCCACAGCCAGGGCAAGACCACGGATAATCCCTGTTGTGTGTTTGTACTCATCGTACGCTTTGCAGCTGCCATCGGCAACGGATTGTGCTCTAGACTCGATCATTAGATTTAACTCTCGGACTAGGTATTCATACTCGGTCACTCTTTAGTTTCCTTTTTTGGTTGTGCTGGTTGCATCTCAGCTAGTTGTTCAGTCTTCATCATCTCGTGGAGGTGTTGGCGTCCTTGAGCGTTTTTCTCATGTCTAAGCTGGGCATCTTTTTCTACTGCCTTACCTAAAATCTCGCCACCTTTTTGGATACGTTGGGCTTTAAGTTTAGCCTGGCTCATGCCTGCCTGATTAATAGCATTACCTGCAGCAATCAAAGCCTGAGACTTGATACGCTCTTCTTCGATACGTAACTGTTCTTGCTTGAGCTGGAAGTCCTGTTGGTCTTTAGTAGCTTTACGCTGTTGCTCTTGTTGCTTGATTTGCAGCTCTTGCATTTGGATCTGGATAATCGGATCTTGTTGTTGCTGAGCATTTTGCTGGGCTTGTTGAGCTTGCTGGTTTTGCTGTAGCAATTTCTGTGCAGCTTGGGCCATCATCGGAGCTAACTGAGCTTCCATCTCTGGAGTAAATTCAACATCTTCCTCTTCACCCCTATCATCAAGTTGCTGTGGAGGCATTGGCATACCCATCTGTTGTGCAATCTGTGCACGATACGCATAACCTAAGTGCTCATTGACGTGAGCCATCATAGCCGAGCCAATCTGCTGAGCTTGTGGGTTATTTTGTAGTAACGCTTGGATCTTAGGATCTTGCATTGCCGCCATGTGGACCTGGATATGCGCTTCATGGTCTTGGTAGCTAAACGCCTTAACCGGCTTCATCATGAGAATATTTTGATTCTCTGTGACTGGGTCAGCAGGTTTTTGGTCTTCTGCCATTGGTACAAGTTTTTGAGCATTCTTGATACCAAGAACTTCAATCATCTGGCGGTGGAGGAGCGGGAGGTTGTAGAGTTGCGGTGCCGATTGAGCCAGTTGGAGCACAGCTTGATACTGTACGATTTTCTGCGCCATCGTGCTCGCATTAGGGTCGCTAACCGGTAAAACCTCAACATCATCGTAATCCGATTTTTTAGCTGCTGGAGTACCATCTTCAGGTTCATATTCATAATCCTCATCTGTGTAGTCCGCAATAATTACTTTGAGGAGGTTGAACTCCTGCTTCATTGAGTAATGCAAACGGGCTTGGATAGCCGACATTACCTTGAGGGTGCGCTCCAAAATAGCCAAAGTAGTTCCAACAGGTGCATTACCACCCATATCAGATACCTGGAGATCTCCGGCGGAAACAAATGCACGACCTTCTTGAACTATTTGATTGAATAACGCCATCAAAGTTTGGCTAGGCTCCTTATACGGCAGGAGCATAATGTTGTCTTTAATGACACCTGATGGTACGTCTACATCTCGGAATTCTCCTGGGCTGATTGGGGTGTCGTCTCCCTTAACCCGTAAGCCTCGTGCTTTGAGACCGCCCGGTAAATTGCTGAGGGTCCCTGCGTCGACGAGCTGGCGAATAATAGTAGTAGCGGAACGAGCATAACCGCCAATGAGGTGAATGAGTCCATATCCATAAAATCCAAATCCCGGTACGTATTGATAGTGCACGAAATGTGTACGTTTCAATTTAAGGTTATCACCCTCATACCAGTTGCGGCGAATCGCAAGCACTCTTCCGGTGCTCTTTTCTATAGTAATGATGTAAGGTAGTGCAATTCCGTCCTCATCTTCGTGCCCGGGTAGATCATAGTCCACGTGCATCTCAATAATTCTGAAACGATTATCTGTAGTTGCAGTAAATCCTTGCTCTTCTGCTTTGCGTTTCTCGATGTCATCAAGAATGTTTGTTGGCTCGCCCAAATCAATATCACGCCAAAAGCCAGCAGCCTGAAGCTTTTTCACATCATTCTTGGTCTTGCGCATTACGTGGCTGATGCGACCAGCGTTATCTAAGTTTGATGCGCCATAAGGAACAACTAAATCTTCTGCAGGTATAAACATTGCTACTTGACGGCCAAGGGCTGGGTCAAAATACACCTTTTTAAATGCTGAACCAGCTAAAGGCAAATTCCATAAAAGCTTTTCATGCTCTGGGCGATACTCGCTCATCTGCTCAGTCAAGCGATAATTCATATCCTCCGATACACGGTATGATGCCTCTTTCTTGCTCGTAGTCTCTTTTCCAATAATTTTTGTCTTAACGGGACCCATCGCCGGAAAGGTCTCCATAATAGCTTCGGACTGGAACTTGACCACCGCTTCAGCAAGCATTGGATGGTACACCCCGCAGGCACCCGCCCATGGTTCAGTAGTTTCCTCATACTTTAATCCCAATAGTTTTAGACCTTCGACATAGGTATCAGCCCAATCTTTACGAGCAGACACGTCTGCATCAAACAAACCAATTAATTCACTAGCAATAGACTGAAGTTCACGTTCATCCATGTCCTCAGCAAGGTTTTCATTAAACTTGTCGGAACCTGTGTCCTCTTCTTCGATACCACTCTCGGTGTCACCGATTTCATCACCTGGGCCAAGAATCTCAATCTCGAGTGCTGGCTCTTGTGTATCTGCGATCCCTGCCGGGGCTTGGTAAATGCCTTTATCTATTGCCATGTCGTTTGTCCTTAAACGTTATAATACCCAGCGCCTCTTTTAGATTTGAACCATTTAATCTCTTCTGGTTCGTCGGTAGGTAAGCGCAAAAAGCCCCCCTGCCTAAATCTCATTAGCGCTAATGTCATTGAGTCCACTAAGTCGTCGTGTTCGCCCGAAGGGAATGCCGCAACCTCGTCTATCAGCTCTTCTGCCCAGCGTGTAGCTGGAGCCCATACTTTACCAGATGCAAAGAAATCTGCAACTGAATTTAACCTCGAAATCTTGTCCTGACCTTTCCCCGGACTAAATTCCCCGACAGGGATTCCCATCCTTCTAAGTTCTTGAATGAGAGGCGCACCAGCCGCCTTTTTCTCAACAATAAGAGAGTCCGGCTCATACGCTTCGTATAGTTCATACGCTTTCGCCTTGAGGTCCGGAAATTCCAAGCGCTCCTTATAGGAGTCCAAAAGGATAATGTTTGGTAGGTTGTGGTCTTCCTCATTGTAGAAAACACCCCAGGTTGTGCAAGTTGAGAAGTCATTTACGGTTTTCTTTTCGTGGGCCGTATCCCAAGACTGAATAATATATTCACAAGCGGGAGGTCTTTCGGCTTCCCAAATTTTCCACCACTCTCTCTTCACAATCGCCGAGCTATCGCTCGTCGGCTGTTGCATATATTGTGCCATCCATTTGGCGTTAGGTAATTCAGTATGTAGGGCTTCAAGTTCTTTAAGGGACCAAAACTCTGGCCAAAGCGGTTTGCCGCTATCCAAAATGGCTGGCAACTCAATCACACGCCATTCATCCCCACCACGCTGGGCTGCACTTTTTACTACCTGAGCAGTCAAGTCCCGCATCGACCAGCGGGTCATCACGATTACAATAGAGCCTCCAGGTTGTAAACGCTGACGAGGACCAGAGGTAAACCACTCATAAACTTTATCGTAGACTTCTGGATTGAATGCAGCTATGGCAGCCTCTTGCTCAGAATGTGGATCGTCAATGATGAGAAGATCAGCTCCCTTACCAGTAACAGCACCGCCCACACCGATAGCGAAATAATCACCGCCAAAATTAGTATTCCAACGGCCTGCCGCCTTTGAGTCTGACTGGAGTTCAATAGCAGGGAAAAGGCGTCTATACAGAGGGTTGTCCACCAGGTTCCTAACTTTACGGCCAAAGCCCACAGCCAGCTCAGCGGTGTGCGAAGTTTGGATAACTTTCTTCTGAGGAAACTTCCCGAGGAACCAAGCTGGTAGCAAATAAGAAGCAAACTCAGACTTAGTGTGACGGGGAGGCATATTAATGATGAGACGTTTACATGTACCATTGGCTACATCCTCAAAAGCCTTTGCCATTTTCTCATGGTGCCTTCCATGAATAAACTCAGGCCAGACGCTGTTAACAAATTTCATGAAGTCTTGCTGGACTTCTTCCCTTGCATCCCGAGTATCTAGTTCTTCTAGTATTTCTAACGTAGATGCAGCTTCTTCAGCCGGCATGTCCTTTAAAAAACGGGCACGTTCTTCCGGAGATAGACTTTTTAGAATCTCAATCGGGTCTAATTCAGCTTGGATAACGGTATCAGTCATCTAATTCCACAATATCATCACCGCCACCTAGCTCAACTTTACCTAATTTCTTGTTCAGATCAATAGTTATCGGCTTTTTTTCTTCTATTTGTTTAATTTCCTGCGCTGGAACTTCTTCTGCTAGGCCCATATACCTGTTTAATTTCTTAGCAAGCTCTTGTTTTAGCTCATCTGTACTCTTATGGGACACATTTACTTCTAGTTTGTCTGCAAACATACCCAATTGTGTGAGTCGGCCTAGACTTTCTAGCGCTCTTAGCCTGTCTCCAGCCTTTTGACCCAACGAAACGGGGTCTGATTCCTCAACTAAGCGTGTAGTTACGTAGGTTTTGAGGCGAATCGTATCTTCTACTACAGCATTGTTGTATTTATCCAACAGATCATTCAACCACAAAGCTGTTTTGGCATTAAATGGTCGGCGTTGTGCATCTGGACTGCCCGTTGCTTGTTTAGCCGCTTCACGTTGCGCAGCCTGGTCTTCTTTTTTATCGGGTCTTAGCTTTAAACCATTGGAGTATAGAAACTCTGCCGTATTAAATGCGGCTTTAGCCTGTTCATACAATGACTTAGCTTCCTGCGGAGTTAGATCCACTGGAATAGGAACAGTTAATTCTGGTGATACATGTATCTCAGTTGTCATAGGAGGAAAAGTTTGGGTGCACTCCGGTTATGTGAAGTGTAACACAAAGATTTTTTAACGTGTAGTTATAACGTTATTTCCGGGGGGTACTTGTAACTACAAAAAAGGGCCCGAAGGCCCTAGGTATTACTTAGTTTTGTATAGCTTGAGGGTATCAATCGCAACGTCTAACCAAAAATGGTATGCGTCTTTAATTGCTTTTTCGGTTTGCTGATAGGTCTTGTTTAATTCAATTGGTTTAAAAAAGTCATACATAGGGTTTCTCCTAATAGGGGTTAATAATGTATATTATACGATACATTTGTTGTAGTGCAGCATTGTTACTAGACAGTTTTTTATTTGTCTAGTATTTCCCGTTCGGGAAGATTTAGTTGTTTTTGCTTATTTTTTAGGCATTTATTCCCGTTCGGGAAACTTTTTTATACCTATGTGTATTAATTATGCGCATGTTTTGATACCTATGGGTATCAGTTTTATTGAAATTTCATGCACTTTATGCCGGTCGATGTCACATGTTTGCACGGGTTTTTTATTTGTAATCATAGGGTTACAGTATTATTTTTTTGAGGTGGTTTTATAAAAAATATATACCCCCCGGGGGTATTGAATTTGATTTTGATAGGGGGGCATCGGCTAGAAAATCTATAGTTGGCTGTGCAAATTCGAGTATTAGTAGAACCGTCGGAGTCCCAATTCAAAATTTTGGGGGTGGGGGTCGTCAAAATCAATTTAAAAAATAAAAAAATCGTGGCGCAAAAAAACCTTTTTAGAACTATTTAAAACAATTAGTCATTCGTTACAGTCCCGAAAAGGGTTGATTGAATGGATAAACCAAGTAATAACCTTATAACTTAGTCAAGTATTAAACCTATATAAAACAATGACTTACGATTGATGTATTTATAATTTGACGGGGTTTAAAAACTTTGATATAGTTTAGTTATGGATGGAATGGTTCTATCCTATTTAAGAAAGGTAATACATCATGACTACATCAACACAATCTAAAGTAATCAATTCAATCGTTAAGACATCGGCGGGAGCTATTGTCAAGGTTCAATCTACTAAACCTAGTCTTACCAGTAGCGAAACCCTTGACCTTATCCACGATTCAGCGAAGTTCGTCGTTGCTTATAAAGCGTCAAGTGATGGAATGGCATCAGCATTAGAAAACCTAAACAAATCTATTGCTTGCTTACATAACGGCGGGGTACGCTTTGAAGATGGTAGAAAGAAAGACCAAGCAACAGCGACAGCAAAATCCGCTTTTCTCGATTCACTTGGTAATCTTAGCAAGTCTTATAAGCAAGATATTTGGGAGCTATACTTTAAAGCGGTTAATTCGGGTAAAGCATTAAAGACTTTAAACAAATCCCGCAATTCGGGCAAAGGTGCTAAGACCGAGAAAACCGAATCCGCTATTATCAATATCTTAGTTAAGCTATACAATCATTCTGATTTTGACGATACGCTTAGCGACGAAGTGAAAGACGAGATTCTCGACATCTTGAAGCGTGAAGGTTGCATCGAGGAATAAAAACGATTCGGGACAATCCCGATTCACTTAGACCCCGCCTTGTGCGGGGTTTTTTATTGCCCGCAATTTCTTGCGGGTTTTATTTTGTCCTGATTTTGTGGGAACTATCATTTTTGGGAAGTTGAGATGTTGAGAAGGTGGGATTGTCAGGCTAGTGTAACTTAATGTAAAAGCGCAATTAGCGCAATTAGCGCAAATATTCCAGACACTTGGAAAAATCTGCAGACCTTTGTTTATAAGGCTCGCAGGGGATTATTTTGTATTATTCTTATATAAATATATTTAAGAAAAGGTTATAGTAGTAGAGCCGTATTACATTGTGTAACAGAGATTTCGCTCCAGCTTTGGCTACTTGAAAACCTTTGAAAAGAAGAATATTCCCGCCAAATCAATAGAATCAAGGGGGTATTTTTCCAGTTCCCCAAAATATGCAAATTACAACCTTATAACCAAATACACCACGCTATTCGGGACAGTACCGATTACTACGCAAATTAAACTCAATTCTCACTCCATCTCGTATAACATCGTGTATACTTTATACCAACAGATCACCTAAGCCCGTTACAACACACAACTAACAAAGGTACAACAATGTTAAACAAGAAACAGCAACAAAACGATGAAATTCTCGCTATCCGCATGCCTAAAAAGCTACTAGACCAGCTAAACGCACTCGCATTAGCCAAAGGTGTCGGAACTTCTACGATGGCAAGGATGGCTCTTATAGACTACCTCAGAGATGAAGCACCCAACGCATTGATCGGTGCAACACCAACTACATCTACAACTGCCAGACCAAACCAACCTAGTGCAATCATGTCCCCATCACAACGCCAAGCATACGATAACGAGTGGGATTATTAAGAGGGCAATATGGAACTCAGTATTATTAAACAACTTAAACAAACCCTGTATCAAATTAGACGAAAACCCAAGCGCATGGTGGAGCAAAAGATTGTCAAGAAAAAAGAAAAGATTGTCAAGAAAAAGCAAAAGATTGTAAAGAAAAAGCATGAGCAGATTAAAACTATTGTCGAGGGGCGGGAACTGTCACTTTCTCGCATAGCCCAAATTTATAATCTCAAACCACATACAGTATATGCACGCTACCGAGTAGGCAATCGGGGCAAGCTACTCATCAGACCATCAAACCGCACACCAAAAGATGACTTGACAAACATAGTATAAGGGCGTATAATGTAGTTATAGATGGAGTATTAGGTTGTAGGTAAGAGGTATTCGGGACAGTCCAGATTGTTGCGAATGATGTACCGAGAGGCATGGGTTTCACCCCTTCACTTATCTACAACTTTCCATTCGTTCTTTAACAACTTGGTAAATGCTCACGAATACAGAGTGAGTTTAGAGTAGGCGTAGGCTTATGAAGCCCATTTAAGCGGGCGGTTAGTTTCTAAGACCGAGCAGTATCTCTAAGGTTGTTTATGTGTGTAGGTTATGTAAGGGTAATTACTTAGTGCGCCAAAGTGCGTCGGGAAAACCCTAGCTATCAAACCTAATGCCACTCACGATAAACTTATCCCATGCCCTAACCCCTGACAAGGACTGCAAGAAACTAGCAGACGGCAAACAAAATAGATAGTAGGTTTACTGGGTGTTTGAGAAATCCTTTCGGGACTGTACCGAATACCCAACTAAATCAATTACAAAAAGGACACACAATGCCAGAGTATTACAAAGGACAACGAATCACCGAGCTACTAAACCAAGTAGCACAAGCAGAAAAGAAATTAAACGATTTAGGAGTAGAGGGCGCATCGCCTGAACTAGCACTAGCATATACAACAATCGCCATAGCTAAGGCGAAACTAACAGCACTACAAGGAGAGAAAAAATGAAAGGCTTAGTTTTTATTATGTTGTTGGGTGGTAGCTGGGTCATCCTAGCTGTCTTTTTTATTATGCTTGGAAACTTTATTGGGGGTATCTTATGAGATGTCATCGCTGTGATGAGTTCGTAGCAAAGAAGCGTTGGGCATTGGGTTATCGCCTATGCCTAGATTGTGGTGACGAAGTAGCGAGCCGAGTAGTTCGTTGCGTAGTCCCGATGCACAAGTCCAACTATATGTTGGTAACAAACCAAGCCGACTTAATCGGCGTTAATCAGAAAGGTGGGTTGGTGAAATGACTATAAAAATATTGAGAGATGAACGCAGTCGCATGACTGTGAAAGAACACGCACAAGCAGAAAAGAACAGTATTACCCATCTAATCAAGACCTTAGCAACAAGGCAAGAGAAGGTGGACTTGATAGCTGAGCGCAATCCCTTGCACTATATGTTTGGTGATTATTTAAGAGTAAGGAAGTACAACGAGTCGTATGAAGATTTTATTAACCGCAACTACATTGGGAGAATCAAATGACTAAGAAAATTAAACAAACCACGACAGCCATGCACACAGATAAACCCTATGTGCCACAGCCACATCCACAACAGGCAAGGATTGATGCAATCAGAGATATACCTAGCCTAGTAACACATAACCCTGAACATACACCGACAGGAAAATAAAATGAAAGTAGAACCAGTTAAACCAGTAGTAAAAACAAAACCAATAACAAAACGGACTGAGTTTATCTATCAATCCGAGATTGACCCCGCAGTTATTATCCATAGCAACAAGACACACCGCACAGTAAGCGAAGCGTTCAGAGATGCGGAGTATGCTTGCTCGATTACTAAGTTTAAGAATGATTGGCAATTAAGCCTTGAGTTCTTGGGCGAAGCGATCTACGGGTTTTGGATGGTAGGTATGTTTATAGCCATACCCGCATTATTATTTTTTTGGTTGACTAAGTAAGTGTAAGCTGTTATAATGTAGTATAAGTAGTAGATGTTTAATGTAGTTAAACCTATTCGGGACAGTCCCGACTTTATTATTTGGAGAGAATCATGGAAACAAATCAAATGCAATTAAACCTAGAAGTACCAAGCGATTATGCCTACTCAAAAATTAGCAGTAGTGCGATGCTCGTAGACTTATCTTTATCTGTATGGACAGGGCGCAAGCTAGATAAGACTGTCAGCGCAGAGGTAGATGCAAGCAAGAACACAAAGGGTCGGGCTGGCAATTACCACAAGAATCTTTTGGCGGGCTCGGAGAAACTTGCGGAGATAGGGAAACTATCATCAACAATCCGTAACTGGAGCTATTCCCAAACAAGTCCTTGGTCAGACGCTGGCACTCGGTTGCTTCCATCTACTTTATTCTTTGAATACAAATCGAAGCTATCAGAATACGAAAAGATGTTTACCGATAAGGTTACAGAATTTCTAGCTGAGTACGATGTCCTTGTTTCTAAAGCAGCTTTTCAGCTAGGCGACCTATTTAACAGGGAGGATTACCCTGTTGTAGAAAAGATACAAAGTAAATTCGGTATGTACTATACATTCAGCCCTGTCCCCGAAGCGGGTGATTTTAGGGTGGATATTGGTGAAGCTGGCATGAAGGAATTGCAAGATAGATACAGCCAAGCCTATAAAACCCGACTTGATGGCGCAATGAAAGATGTATGGGAACGCTTACATGATGCGCTAAGCAAGATGTCCGAACGCTTTGACTACGATGGCTCAGGCACTAAAAAGATATTTAGGGATAGCCTAGTTGAGAACGCACAAGAACTCACAGGACTACTCAAACACCTTAACTTAACCAATGACTTGCAATTAGAACAGATGCGTAAGGACTTAGAGGGTAGGTTGTTGGGTGTAACCGCAGAAGATTTTAGGGAGGATGATGCTTTGAGAACTAATACCAAAAGAGCAGTAGATGAGATGCTCAAGAA